CCAGAACATGTGTTTAGTTGGTGCGGTAAAGTACATGTTAACGGACTAATGTATGGTAACGGTGGATTAAAGTTATGGACACGTAAATTTGTACATAATATGAAAACACATGAAAACTCAGATCCAGATGATGCAAAGGGGTTAGTTGAATTTTGTTTTGATGAAAGATACTATCAATTTAATGACAACTATAGTACAAGTTACACTAATGCATCACCTTTTCAATCTTGGAGAGCAGGATTTAGAGAAGGTGTTAAAATGAGCCTAAATGAAGGCGCAAAGGCCTTAGATATTAAAAAAGTTTGGTGGCAAAATTTAGATAGACTACGCATATGGTGTAGTGTAGGCGCAGATGTAGAAAACGGTGCCTGGAGTATACTTGGCGCTAGAATGGGTTGTTATATGACTATGTGTACAGATTGGGACTATGCACAAGTGCGTGACTTTAAATATCTAACAACTTACTGGTTAGAAAATAATTTAGAAAACTTGGATGTAGAAGCAGAAATACTCAAATATGGAACAGACTTAAAATCAGAGTTAGGTTTAGAAATTGCAGATTTAGACGCTGAAGGAAGTAAATTCTTTAAAAGTGTTTATCAAAATACTCCAAGGATTATTAAGAAAAGATGAACAACGAGTTAATTAGAATCAAAGAAATAATGCCTGGTATTGAGCGAGATATTTCTCCTACGTTTTGTTTGGCTAAATGGCACCATGTTACAATATACTTACAAACAGGCGAAACACATAGTTGTTATCATCCAGCACCGCACAAAATTCCTTTAGAAGGACTAGAACAAAACCCTAGTCAGTTACACAATACTCCGCAAAAGAAACAAGAACGTCTTGCTATGCTTAACGGAGAAAAACCAGCAGGCTGTCAATACTGTTGGAATATTGAGTGTATGGGTAAAGACTATGTTAGTGATAGGCACATAAAAACATCTAGCATCTATACGCCAGAACGTATTGAGGAAATAAAAACTAATCCTTGGGATTATGATATAAATCCTGAATACATTGAAGTTAACTTTAGTAATGAATGTAACTTTAAGTGCGGATATTGTCATCCTAAGTTTAGTAGCAGATACTACAGCGAAATAAAACAAAATGGTCCGTACAAAGATAGTACAGAACATCGAAACGATATTGATTGGTTTGAGTTGTACGAAGAAGATGCAAATCCTTATGTTGACGCATGGTGGAAATGGTGGCCCGAAGTTAGTAAGACACTAAACATCTTGCGTGTAACAGGCGGAGAGCCTCTAATGCATAAAAGCACGTGGCGACTGTTTGACGAACTTGAACAAAATCCTAAGCCACATCTTAATATAGAGCTTAACAGTAACATGGGTGTGAAACCCGCAATGGTCCGCAGATTAGTAGAACGTGTAAAAGACTTAAAACAAAAAGGTTGCATTAATAATTTCAAGTTATACACAAGTATTGATACTTGGGGCAAACGTGCAGAGTACACACGTACAGGGCTAGACATAGAACTTTGGGAACGTAATTTAGATTACTATCTAACAAGTACAGGTTGGCCTGTAACTTTTATGGTTACGTTTAATTTGTTTGTAGTTACAAGTTTTGATTCATTGTTAGAAAAGATATTAGAGTGGCGTACAAAATACAATACTGATGCAAACGAAACGCAGTGGCAGCGTGTAAGATTTGACACTCCGTATCTCAAAGAGCCATTACAGTTTGATATGAACATATTGCCCAAAGATGAGTTTTTACCTTACATGGAAAAGCATCTAAAATTTATTAAAGATAATATGGACGATAATGACCGTACTAAATTTAGTTCATTAGAGTATGAACGCTTCCGGCGAACAATTGACTATATGAAAAATACAACGTATGACCAAGATAAAGTAGTTAAAGGTATGCGTAATTTTTATTCTTGGTTTACAGAATATGATAAGCGACGAAATACTAACATAGTAGAAACTTTTCCTGAACTAAAAAAGTTTTACGAGGACTGTAGCAATGTCTAAGAAACTAAATTTTGCATATCAATGGATAGGTCCAAAAGGGCCTATAACTAATAATAGGGTACCAACAATAGTAGACCTGTTACACGCACAATTTAAGAAAAGTGCCCCTGGAGATCTAGTACAAAATCCACATTTCTTTAGTAGATTTAATAATGATGCAAACTTAGTAAGTTGTTTTAACATACCCGAAGGTAAGTTTTTATATGAACTAAATTTTTCATCTTATCATTATAGAGATTGGAGAAAATTGTTTAGTATTAATGACGGACCGTTTTCCGATCAGTTAAGGGAACCTGGGCAAATAGATTACCTCCTTGCAAACAACGGTTATTTTTTAATTACAATTTTATTTGAAGGTTGGGCGCATGATCAATTATTTGATGAAATGTCAAAGTTTTTCACTCATTATAACATACCGTTAGACAGAGTAATTTATGTTACTAACTGTCACAATGTGTCTAAAATATATAACAAGTATTGCATTAAAAGAAATGTACAGACTAAACTTAATGTAGAACACTTTCCTACATTTAGATATGATAGAACAAATTTAGAAGAAGTAACAAAAAAGTATGTTACAACTGAATACATATGCGGACCAAGAGAAAAAGACTTCTTATGTTTTCAAAGACGGTATAATGATCAGCGTCTTGCATTTTATATAGAAATGCATCGTAGTAATATGTTAGACAAGTTTTATATGAGCATGGATGCATCACAGCCCGAAAGCGGCCAGTCTTTTGAAAGCAACATGGCACACTTAGCAAATAGAAGACCTGAACTTAATATTACACAACAAGAAATAGTAAATGCAAAACATAGGTTACCACTTATATTAGATACTACAAATTTTAGTTCGTATCCTATGGAAGAAACACAGTTCAGTACAGAGCATTACTACCAAAATTCACTTATAAATATTATACAAGAAACTTATTTTTACAGTCCAGAAATACATTTGACTGAAAAAACATTTAAACCGATTGTATTTAAACAACCGTTTATAATGATAGGAGCGAAAGGATCATTACAACATTTAAAAGATTTAGGATTTAAAACATTTAATGATTTTTGGGACGAGTCTTACGATATGCAAGATGACTCGCAACGTATGGCAAGTATCTTTAAATTAATTAATAAAATATCTAATTGGACACAAGAACAAAAAATACAACTAACAAAAGATGTAAAGTCTATTCTTGAATATAATTGTAAACACTTTGATACAATGAAGCACCAAGAAATAGATTTATTTAAGGAAAAATATGGAAACTAAAATGAAAAAAATACTTGTATGCGGAGCCGGAGGCTTCATAGGATTTCATCTAGTTAACAAACTAGTTGAACAAGGTCATTACGTAATTGGCGCAGATATAAAACAACCTGCATTTGCCGAATCACAAGCAGCCGTTTTTCACGAAATAGATTTACGAGATCCAGGCTTTGTTGCAGATGTAGTAAAAGCTGACCTAGACGAAATATATCAACTTGCGGCTGACATGGGCGGCACTGGATACATTGGTATAGGCGACCATGATAGTGATATTATGCATAACAGTGCATTAATAAATTTAAATGTATTGCACGAAGCAACTAAAAAAGGTATTAAAAAAATACTTTACACAAGTAGTGCATGTATCTATCCTGAACGCAATCAGTTAGATCCTAATAATCCTTACTGTGAAGAGTCTAGTGCATATCCAGCAGAGCCTGATACAGAGTACGGTTGGGAAAAATTATTTAGTGAAAGACTGTATCTAACACATAAGAAAAACTATGACATTGATGCAAAGGTTGTACGTTTGCATAATGTATTTGGCCCGTACGGAAGTTGGGAAGATGGCAAAGAAAAAGCACCCGCGGCACTATGCCGTAAAGTTGCCGAAAGCAACGGCACTATAGATATATGGGGACCAGGAAATCAAACCAGAAGCTTCTTATATATAGAAGAATGTGTAATAGGCTTACAAAAAATTATGGCAAGTGATATTACTGTACCTGTTAATTTGGGTAGTGAAAGAATGATTTCTATTAATGACCTAGCACAACTTATAGGCCAAATTGCTGGAAAAAATACACTTAAAATTAAAAACATTGAAGGACCAGTTGGCGTAATGGGCAGAACAAGTCATAATAAACTTATTGAAGAATTACTAGATTGGCGTCCAAGTGAAGATTTAGAGTATGGACTTAAACATACCTACGCATGGATAAAGGATAAAGTTGATGAGCGTACATAGTAAAACAGGTAAAAAATGGTCACATGACTTAGCATATAAAAATGTACAAGACCTAAGTACAGTAGACCTTGAAAGTAAAGAAGTTATTTACTATCATCATCCTTATGACTCGTTAATGGAAAATGTTCCGTTAATAGATGCACTTCATGAGCCAAACTGGAATCATATTAAACGGTTTGAAAACGTAAAATTAGTTCATGAAAATGATAGTGAAACATTTAGTATTGACTTTGCAGAAGATCTAAAAAACACACTAGTAAAATATAGTCTAGGATTAGATGATATCAATGTAATTGTTATGGATGAAAATCACAAACACTTTTTACATAGTTATCTTGGTAAGTATGGCAGAGATTGTAATATTATTGTAGATAATTATCTTTTGAAAGAAGTTACAATACCAGAATCGCACAAAGCAGAAATAACACATAAATTTAGTAGTCTTAGTCGTAATTACAGAGACTGGAGAGCAATGCTATACATTAAGTTATTAGATGAAGGTGTATTAGAAGAATATTTTAAATATAGTTTCTTTAATATATGGCCCTATCAAAGTCCGCCCAAAGTATTTGGAGTAAAAGAAATTGTTACAGACTTAGAAAAACAAAATTTTCCAACAAGTAAAAAAGCATATCGTTGGTTAAAACAATGTCCGCATGAATTACATACAGGCGAAAACGTATTAAACAAATGGTCAAATATTACATATGACACTATACTGTCTACAGACTTTCATGTTGTAATTGAAACGCATTATGACCAAACCTATTATACTAATAAAAATGAATATAACAAAGATTATGCCCCAACAAGTATTACAGAAAAAACCTATAAAGCAATAGCATGTAAGAAACCGTTTGTTGCGTTTAGTACACCTTATATGTTAAATGATTTACGTAGTCTAGGATTTAAAACTTTTGCACCCTATATTAATGAATCCTATGATGTAGAAACTGATAACAAAAAACGGATAAATATGATTGTAAACGAAATTACTCGCATTTGCAATCTTCCTCCACAAGAGTATGCAGATGTACTAGAAGGTATAAAAGAAATTACCGAGTATAATTTACGTAAACTTGTAGAGAAACAGAATGCACAATGAGATATATCAACATTTTAATTCGCTAGACATTACACCGAATAATGTGTGTAATGATCCTACGCCTATTTGGACTATAGATAATTTTTTACCACAGCACGTATATGATGCTGTAGTTAATGAAATTGATGATATACCTAATGCACAATGGAGTACATTTGAAAACAGTACAAGTAGCAGATCGGAATGTAGAAATCCTGTAAATGCACCATTGATAGAAACACTACAAAACACTTTTAATTCAAGTAAGACAATTAACTGGCTACAAGAACAAGTAGGAGTATCGCATCTTGTTCCTGATCCGCATCTGCGTGGCGGAGGACTATGTAGAATACACAGCGGATCTAAGTTAGACTTACATACAGATTTTAATTGGAATGATCAAATTAAACTAAACAGGCAAGTAAATTTAATACTTTACTTAAACGAAGACTGGAATGACTCTTGGGGCGGAGACTTAGAATTCTGGGATAATGAAAAAACAAAATGTATGCACACGCTTAAACCTAAGCCGAACAGACTTGCATTTTGGATTTATGACACAGATCTTGTTCATGGCTTTCCTAATGAGTTGCACACACCTAAAGGCGTATCGCGAGATAATTTGATATTCTTTTATTATACGAGCAATGGCACCTGGGAAAAAGAGCCAAGACGATCTCAATTTATGTGAGGTAGTATGTCAAATTTTCATCTTGGCGCAAAAGCATTTATAGACAAACTAGATATCAACGATTCTATTATACTTGAAATAGGAAGTGAACGCGGTGAAGGATCAACAGCATGGTTTGATGCTGTAGCAAAAGATCTTAACAAAGAATTTTACTCTGTAGATGTTACAGACCATGCATCTACTACATTAGCACATCTAAAAAACACTAATCTTATTGTTACTTCGGCAGGATCTGTTTGGACAAAAGATAATCTTAATAAAAAAATTAGTGTATTATATCTTGACAACTATGATTGGATTAGTACTATGAATAATATACGTCCTGTTGAGCAAGAACTAATTAATGAATACGATAGTAGAGGCGTTAACATGTCTAATTTTGATTGTCAGCGTGAACATTTAGAACAGATGATAAACTGTATGCCTTATATGGATGAACAGAGTATTGTAATTTGTGACGACACCCCATTTGACAAATCATCAGGAGTATACTTCGGAAAGAATGGCCCTGTTATACCGTATCTAGTAATTCACGGATATAAAGTTTATAGATTTGAAAACGGTGTTATACTTACAAGAGGTATGTAATGAAATATCAGTTTTATCAAAGTGACAGATTAAATTTAGACCATGTATCTGAAATAAAAGAAGTGCGTTCGTACAATCAATTTATAAAAAGATATAAAACAGATAACATAGGTATAGGATTTGGACAGCCTAACGAAGAAGGATGTATTTTTCCTATCGAAGTTTCTAAAATGTCATATCAGTGGTCTGGCGATTTAGGAACAACTGATTCATTTAATACACTCCTAAATATTCCACAAGGTATTATTGATGCCACCCGCCAAAACATAGTAAGAATTGCAATCATAAGCATTGTAGAAGGCGATCCATTTATAAACGACAACTGGAATACATTTAAAGCACTACATCATGACATGGAACAACGACAATTACCTTGTAAGAGTGTTATTATTGTTAGCGGCAATTTAAAATTAAATGAAGAATATTCAGCATGGTGTGAGAGCACAGGCGTATATCCTATGTTAGAAGTACAAGGCGGAATAGAATGGGATGCCAAACTAGCGTACAAACAAGACAGTCTTGTAATTGACACAGTATTACGTGATTGGAGTAGCATTGCTCTAATAAACAGCCTTAACAGGGCACCTAAAGAACATAGGAATAAACATGTGCTATGGCTAGAAGAAAAAAACTTTATTAAAGGAAACTTGATTTCAGGACTAGGGCATCATGTTGATGTTTTAAATCCTATAGAACACAGTTTAGGAAACGTATGTAATAGAGACATCTATGAAAATAGTTTATTATCCGTAGTTACTGAATCACACTTTTACGAATCAGGACTGTTTATTACAGAAAAAACATTTAGGTGTATTGCAATTGGGCATCCTTGTATTGTATTAGGACAGCCTGGTATATTAGACTACTTTGATAGCATAGGTATTAACTTGCGTTTCCCTGGTTTAAACACCGCCTACGACAGCGTACAAGACCCTACAGTGCGTTTTAATATGTTCCACGATACAATACAGCATTGGATACATATGGAGCGTACAGAGCGTTACAAATTGCTTAAACGATGGCAATCTATACTAAAAAAGAACGCACACGTATACAGTAAGATTAATTTTAAACATCAAATAACTGAAAATATTCTAAAATCAACTGAAGAATATTTCTTGACTAAAACATAAAAAAGTAGTATAATAGTAAGATGTATGATATAGTGTTTGTATCACCAAAGAATAACCGACCTCAGTACAATACATTGTGTACAAGATACCCCACGGCTAAATTTGCAACTAGTTTTGAGCAAGCACAACGTAAAGCTCTTAGCGATATGTTTTATGTAGTGTGGGATGATTTAGCTGTAAGTGATACATTTAACTTTGATTACGAAGTGCCTGAATGGGATAAAAAATATGTACATACATTCTTAAATGATAGTTACTATGACGGCATTTGTTTAGTACCAAAAAACGTACATGTTTCAAGTAGAGAAATAAAACATAGGTTCTTTGTAAACAAAAAAGAAGTTGACATTGTAGCAAGTATGCCTGCAAAGTATGACGTTTTTGACATAGATACATATGAAGATTATGAAAATGCACTTGAAAAGTGTAATACTAATATGTTTTGGTGCATATGGAAGAATGTAGAAGTAACCAAAAGTGTCATACTAACGTCATACTTTAGTCATCATAATAGTTATGATAGAAATGAAAACCATGTGTACAAAAATTTATGCAATGATGAAGAAAGTTATCACGGCGGGATAGTACTTGCATCTATTAATAAACCGTTATCTAAAAGAGAAGTAGAACATAGATTTTTAATTAACAGAAAAGAAGTTGATGTTGTTGCTAGTAGATACAGATATCCGAGGCATGTTATTAGCTCGTATGAAGAATACGAAAAGGTGTTAGCAAACGAAACTAGCCCATTATTTTGGCTTATATGGGATAACGTTTCTATAACAGGTAGCACAATATTTGACTTGTACTATAATCCTACAGATGGCAGATACGATGCCGATAGAGAAATGCATCATGTGTACCAACACTTATTCAAAGGCGAAGAAACATACCACAACGGTGTTGTGTTATCAACAACTAAACACCAACTAGGCAGACGAGAATTTAATAGTAGATACGTAGTTACACGCAAAGAACATAAACAATTAGTATCAGAGCCGTTGCCGTATGATGTTGCATTTATTAGTTATAAAGAACCAAATGCAATCAAACATTTTGAAAAACTACAAAACAAGATTAGACAAGAAGATTCTAGAATAAATTTGCGTTGGGTAAGAGACATCAAAGGTATTCATCAAGCACATAAAAAAGCTGCAGAATTATCTACAACAAGAATGTTTTTTGTAGTAGACGGAGATGCTGATATGTGTGATGATTTTACATTTGATTATCAAGTACCGGTATGGGACGAAACGACTGTGCATGTATGGAGAAGTATAAATCCTGTTAATGGATTAGAGTACGGAAATGGCGGCGTCAAATTGTTGCCAAGACTACTTACACAAAATGTAGATGTTAACACAACTGACATGACTACTAGTATTAGTGATAGATTTAAAGTTGTAGATCAGTTAAGTAATTATACTGTGTTTAATACTAATGCATATAACACTTGGAAAAGTGCATTTAGAGAATGTACTAAGTTAGCAAGTAAAAGTATTACTGGACAGATTGACGATGAAACAGAAGATAGATTACAGGCATGGTTACACCCTATACCAGCCGCATCATTTAGCAACGAAGCACAACGTGGCGCCGAACAAGGCACTGTGTTTGGAAAAGAAAATAAAAACAAGCCCGAAGTTCTTGCACTTATTAACGACTTTGATTGGCTAGAGGAAAAATTTAATGATCAATAAACATTTTTGTGTACCTATATTAGTTGAAGATAACTTTTGCATGGACGATATACCTGCAATGAAAAAAGTTATTGATAATGAAGTAAAGCCTAACAATACATTAGATGCACGTATTCAAACAACACATGGTACTAATCAACAAGTATTCCAGCATAGCGAGTTTAATAATTTTAATCAATCTATGTTAGAGAAGTCTTTTCACTTTATGAAAGACCTTGGGTACGCTGGAGAAAGTGTTGGCATTACAAATATGTGGGCAAACAAAGTAGGTAAGTATGATTATCATATGCCGCATGTACATGGTGGCGCAATTGTTACAGGAGTGTATTACTTAGATGCTCCTAAAGATGCAAAGATTAATTTTAGTACAGCAAGTTATGATCTAGAAATACATCCTGAAGAACAGACAGAATACAACGAAACTAAAGTTTCTTATGATTGCAAGCCTGGTAGATTAATCTTGTTTAAAGGAACAACTAAACATTGGTGCGATAGTCATTTACAAGATGATTACAAATACACTCTAGCGTTTAATGTTGCAAGGCGTCTATGAGTAATAATTACGAACAAATACCATGGCAAGATATTACGGAGTTTGGCCAGAAAACCCTCCTAAAGAGCCATCTTTTCACAGTCTCTTGGATCACCACTAGATATTGTAATTATTCGTGCAGTTATTGCTGGCCACACGCAAGATCTAGTGTCCCGGACACGAAGCCGACAGAATTATACTTAAACACCATGAATAGTATCAAAGCACAAGCTCGCGCAAACGGCTTTACAGACTTCCATTTTAGCTTCAGTGGCGGAGAGCCTACAGCAAACAAACAGTTCATGCCATTGGTTGAGCATTACTGTAATGACAAAGAAGCTGAGTATCAAAGCATACATATGACCACAAACCTAAGTCCGGGACCTAAATGGTGGGATAAGTACTTACACAACACAAAGAGTTTACAACGTCGAAGTGTTACAGCAAGTTTTCATGCAGAGTTTGCAGATGAACAAAAGTTCGGCGATACGTGTTTACAACTTATGGAAGGAGGAGTATATGTTACAATCAATCAAGTCATGGTTCCGGAGATGTTTCAAGAGCTTTACGACCGCTTACAACGATTTGCCGCCAGAGGTATTAATATCACTCTCAAGCCCCAATCCGATCCTACCGCCTCCCACGTGGTACATGGATACACTGATAGCCAGATCACAACAATGCGACAAGGATTCCCACAACAAGTCTACGGAGAACACCTTGCTCAAGTAGCACTATACGATGCTAAAGGAAACGAGTACGAAATAGATCAAGCAGAACGTTTTAATGCGTTTGGATTTAATAAGTTTCAAGGATGGGAATGTAATGCAGGGTACCAAGGCATTATAATACGCGATACTGAAGTTAGGCGTAGTCATAGTTGCCATGATGATTTATTAGGAACTACAACTGGCGGATTTGAAATATTTAAAGAACCAAAATTGTGTATAACTCCTAGTTGTATGAGTAGTGCAGACAGTAAATTACCAAAGAGGAAAGTATGAAATTTGGAATATTAGGGCACGGCTTCGTCGGCAAGGCTACAATGTTAGGATTAAAATTGCCTAATGATACAATTATACATGACCTTAATTTAAACACAGATAGAAGTATATTAGATAATGCAGACACGGTGTTTGTATGTATACCTACTAATACACACACTGATATTAACATATTAATCAGCGAAGTAGAACAACTAAAAGCAGATACAGTTATAATCCGTAGTACACTACCAATCGGTACATGTGAAAGAATAAACAAACCGTGTGTAATATACATGCCAGAATTTTTACGAGAAAGATATTGGAAAACTGATTGTCTTAATCGTCCTTTAATTGTAGGATGCAACAGTGAAGTTCCAACGTGGCTTAAAGACGATGTAGATATAGTTGCATGTTCTACAACAGAAGCAGAACTTGTAAAAATGTTTTCAAATAATCTTGCTGTAATGCGTATTGCTTTTGCTAACACATTTTACGACCTAGCAAATAGTGTTGATGCAAATTATGATGCTGTTAAAGATATGTTTCTTGCTGTACAACCAAAACAATCATATTTAGATGTGCCAGGATTTGACAATAAGCAAGGATTCAGCGGAAAGTGTTTACCAAAAGATTTAGATTTCTTAATTTCTACGTTAGATGTACAAGGTATAAATTCAACAGTCTTTAAAGAAATAAAAAAGTTAAACAAAGAGTGGCAAAATGAAGGTTGATATACAAGATGTATTATTTTGGATGGATGCAATTCGTAATAGCGAAAACCGATATCGTACACTTGAAAGTTTTTGGAAAGGGCAAGTTAATAGTAAACTTTGGCTTATAGAAAAAATGCAAGAACATAAAATACAAGGTAGTGTTGCTATATACGGTGGGTGGAATGGCGTACTTGCAAACTTAATGTTTAATAGTGATCTATGTATACCAGATATAGAAAGTATAGACATAGATACTAGTTGTAAGCCTATCGCAGAAACTATTAACATGCAATACCATATGCAAGGTAGATTCGTTGCTACAACAGCGGATATGTGTAATTACACTTCTGATGCAGATGTTGCTATTAATACAAGTTGCGAACATTTAACACAAGAACAATACAATAAATGGCTAGACAATATACAGCCGGGAACTAAAGTAGTATTACAGAGCAATAACTTTTTTGACTTAGAAGAACATATCAGGTGTTCTTCTAGTGTGGACGATTTTGTAAAAATATCTAATATCCAGGTCCTCTACAGCGGAGAGTTACAAACACCTAAATACCATAGATATATGATTATAGGAATAAAAGAAGAAAAGAAGAATGTTTAAATTTAATCAATTAGAAAATATTCATCTTGAAATAACAAATAGATGCCAGGCTAGTTGCCCAATGTGTAGTCGAAATATACACGGCGGCTTAGAAAACCCATTGATTAAAAATCAAGACTGGACAATAACAGATTTTAAGAAAATATTAACTACTGAAGTATTACAACAATTAAAAGGATTTTACTTTTGTGGAAACTTTGGTGATCCTATTATTAATAACGATCTAATAGATATGTGCAGTTATAGTAGAGATGTTAATCCTAATTTAGATGTTAGAATACATACTAATGGCGGCGCACGAAGTACAGATTGGTGGAAGAAACTCGCAAAGGCATTGCCAGTAGGCCACAATGTTATTTTTGCAATTGACGGATTGGCTGACACTCATAGCCTATACAGAGTAGGTACTGACTTTAACAAAGTATTAGAAAATGCTAAAGCGTTTATTAGTGCAGGCGGAACAGCAGAATGGGCGTTCATAAAATTTAAACACAATGAACATCAACAACTCGCAGCAGAAGAATTAGCAAAAACACATGGCTTTGCTAGATTTACTTATAAAGATAGTGCAAGATTTGTTGCTACTGAACAGTTTCCAGTTTATGATGCAGCTGGTAATACAACACGGTATTTAGAACCACCTACTGGCAGTAAAATTAATCTTATTACACAAGACGTAATTGACAATTATAAAGACATTGTAGATGCAAGTGAAATTGATTGTTATGTAGCCCAAACAAAAGAAATTTATATAGATGCTTATAAGAAGATTATGCCCTGTTGTTTTTTAGCAAGTATTCCTTATAAATATGCTGCTACAAACGATACTACAAAAACTATTAGATTAGAAATTGAACAACAGTACGCTGACTTAATAAAAGATTTAGGAAATACAAATGCATTAGAGCATACTGTGCAATCAGTAATAGATTCCGATGCTTGGCAAACAGTATGGGACAAGTATTGGGGTATAGAAAAGTTAATTACATGTGCCAGGACTTGCGGAGTAAATAAACTTAGTAAACCAAAAGATCAGTTTATAGAGCACACTGAACTATGAGTAAGGAATAAAATAATGTCTGACTTAGAAAAATATCAAGCTGAAATAGCAAAAGTAAGTGGTACCGAAACATTTTGTGTGCTACCGTGGATACACTTTGCTACTAGGCCCAACGGTGATATGCGCTTATGTTGTTCGTCTAACGCAAGCGGAGCAGGCGGCGATCACACAGTCGGTCTTGTTAAAATGGAAAATGGAAAGCCGGCAAACTTTGGTAGAGAGACTCCCATGGAGGCATGGAATAACGACTACATGAAAAGTGTGCGTACTACTATGCTTAACGGAGAAATTCCTGCAAGTTGCACAAAATGTTTTAAAGAAGAAAGTCAAGGTATTGTAAGCAAACGTATTTGGGAAACAGGCACCTGGCATCAAGACGATAATGGTGTAGATATTCCTGAACTTATTCGTCAAACAAAAGAAGACGGCACAGTACCAGAAGATTTAAAATATTTGGATCTAAGATTAGGACATACATGCAACATTAAGTGTGTAATGTGTAGCCCACATGATTCAAGTAGGTGGGTTGCGGACCATAAAAAACTTATTCCTGTGATACAAGATCCTGAAGTTAAAAGACAAATGCAATGGGATCGTAAAGACTTTAATAACAAATGGCACGAGAAAGATTCATTCTGGGAAGAAATGAATGCTCAAATTCCTAACCTAAGACAAGTGTACTTTGCTGGAGGTGAACCTCTAATGATTAAAGAACACAAAATGTTTATTGAAGAAATACTTCGTCAAGGATATCAAGATAAAATACTATTGCGTTACAACTCAAATGGCTTGCTTGTAGACGAAGACTTAATTGAGATGTGGTCAAAGTTTAAAAAGGTTAAGTTTGCTGTAAGTATGGATGCAAGTCACGGACGTGATGAATACATTCGCTATCCTACTAACTGGGATACTGTAGAAAAGACTTTACATATGCTAGACAATACACCCGACAACATACAAACAAGTTTGGCAACAGCAATACAAATATTCAATGTAAAGCACTTGCCCGACTTTATGAAGTGGAAACTAGAAAGCGGATTTAAAAAACTAAACAACGGAACAATGCCAGGCGGCGTACAAATGGGTGGCGGCTTAGTTAACATGCACTTGCTGTATATTCCGACTTTCCTTAGTATACAAATACTACCAGAACACGACAAGCAAGAAGTTAAAGAACGCTTTATGGACTTTAAAGATTGGTTATGGAAAAACTATAGACAAGATGACGACTTTTGGAAACACAATCCTTATGGATGGAATCGTTGGGAAGCTGTAATGAATCACATGAACGCAGCAGATAATAGTCATATGTTGCCTGGGTTTAAAGAGTATACAAATAAGCTAGACGCAATACGAGGATTAAGTGCAGCAACAGTTTTTCCAGAACTAGCTCATTTACTATGATTAAACGAAAACTAAATGTTTAATGCAGTTATTGAGTTATAATCATTCAGTTCTTTTGCTTTTGGTACACACATTCCACATCCACAACGATCGTTTGGACATATAATAGGACCGCTAGATACGGCAGTTCTAGCATACTCTAGTATTTTATGAGGCTCTGTTAAACTGCCTAGTGGTCCACGTTTGCCTCCGTGTAATGCTTGGCAAGTTTGATGATGATACACTAATTTTAAATGTTGATCAATATGCATAAAATAACGGTTTACTGAACAATGCCAACCTTTGAAATGATTGTCGACATGAGTTATTGGAACCCATTCATTGTCAACTTTACCTTCCATGCACCTTCCGCCGCAACACCCTCGTCCAACAGCTGATCCTTCGCTTTTAGACTTTACAGGTTTTGGTTGTCCGATATAATCAAAAAACCATTCTTGTTGTTCTTCGCTGTAACTATGACTGGTCCTACGCATTGATCCGTCAGTATCTTTAAACCAGCCACTACGCTCAATGGCCCCGTCGCCTATTGGTATTGGCTTGTGTTTAATTCCTAAATCTTTTAGTAAGTAACATACACCTTGTACTTCTTCAAAGTAGTCAACATGCATCATTACATTAACCTGTAACCAAATTCTAGATTCGCCTAGTCGTTTTATATTTTCTAAAACATGAGCTTTAGACTTTTCATTGCCTTCTGGATGGTAACTAACAGTTAGTCCGTGAAACAGATCTAAAATTTCTTCAGTCCGCCTTGGGTTCCATACTCCATTAGTTGTTAAGCCGCAACTAAAGTTAGGTTCGTTGTCGCTAATGTGTTTTGCTAATTTCCAAAGTGCAGGATTAGCAGTAGGCTCACCCCCAGTAAAGTCAATATTTACTTCCTGTCCGGCAGTGTTATATATTTTAGTATATTCTTTAATAAATTCAAAGGTTTCAAATAACTCTTCGTAAGAATGATAAGAGCTATATGTATCGTGCCTAGAAATTTCACAGTATGTGCAATCATAGTTACACCGTCTTCCTGTGTCCCATGTTATCATCATCTTTTCAGGATTAGGCAAGTTAATAGCAGTTGTTTTAATCATTCTGCTACCTTAGTTAGTGGGATATCTGCTGCACATGTACACCATTTGCGTGTACATACTATAGCTTGACTAGGATGTTCAAAAGTTCCGTTGTATATATTACCCAAACTTCCGCCTACTCTACAAGTAGCACGATGAACTTCGCCGTCCCAGTTGATCATTAAACTTTCAATACCTGCATTACATTTCCAGCCTTCGAACTGATTTAGTTTGTGCTTAATGACATCATTAGCATGTATTTCTTCCGTGCCATCAATGATAACATTAGGCTTTACTGTTGATGCTTTATTAAGTATCCACTCTAAATCTTTTGGATCATAACGCATGTCATCAAACCAATCTCTATTATCGGCTTCTGTCCAACGTATACGTCTAATCACATACGGAATACTGTGACCATCAAATACCGAAGTAGCAGATCTTACCTTGGCCATATATTCATGGTGTGCCATTATGTTAAGTTGAAAAGGCAATTCGTCAGTTTCGTTTCCTTGAGCCCAAATTAAGACATTACTAATTACTTTATCGACTACTTCGTTATCAAAGTGTATACTGAATACATAATGATTTACTGGCAAACTTTCATAAAAGGTATAAGGCAATGTTCCATTTGTTGTTACATTAATCCATTCAACTTTATCTCGGGCGTATGCTAATATTTCTTTGATATTAGGATGCACACATGGCTCACCTCCTGTAAAACTTAATCTTACAGGTTTACCTATTTCTACCAACTTATCTATTGCATCTTTAAATGTTTGCAAGGGTGTATGTGGGCTAAAGTTATCGTGAATCTCAGCAGGACAATACCCGCAATCTAAATTACAGCGTTTACCCATGTTCCATTCAACACGAATACTATCTTGGTGCGGCCATTTGCTTATAACTTTATACATATGGAGCAAACTCTGGATTAGATGCAAGGAAGTCTTGTCCGCGAGTCTCATCTAAACGCTTGTTAAACTCTATACAGTCTTGCCAATGTGTTTCATGCATGCACTTTGCTTGTAAGAAGTTAATATTATCTTGTATCTGTTGTAGTGTTACAGTTTCTAATAGTTTATGCTGTTTAACCATCGGGTATTCTAATACTTCTGTTTTCATTTGTTCTAAACGTGCTATTACTTTTGCTTTTAGTTCTGGCGGCA